TGATGTATTAATTGATGGTAAATCATTACGTGTTGCATTAATCAAAAACGGATATGCAAGAGAATATTATGGCCTTGCAAAAGAGTCTTGGTGTAATTAATATGTTAGAATCAATATTAAGTACATTATTCTTAGTGGCCGTGATTGCTGTAATCGGTCTTTGGATATTAATGATTAAAGATATATTTTGTAAATGAAGAACATACGTATTCTATTGTTTTAACCGTATAATATATATTCAACCTGGAACAGTATAAAGCCACCAGGAAATTTTTTGCTGCTCTTTAAGTGAGAGTTATTTACCAGTCTGGCCAGCTAAATGGGCCATACTTACCTTGTCTTGATGTTATTGCATTTATAGATTACGATTGCTCTCCAGTTCCACCACTGGCCTTTTTTAGTTTAAATCAATACGAGCGGCCGACATTGTTATATTGCCACTGGCCGTTATATCTATATTTCCACCTGCAAGTAGGCCAATATCACTGGCCGCACGAATGTAAGCATTGCCTTGTACGGTAATGTCGGAGTTTCCTTTTATGTATACCTTATTGTCACTATCAATGATTATAGTATTATTTCCTTTTACAATGGCCAGTTGGTCACCTGAAGCCGTGATTTCGGTGCGAGTGCCGGTTCTATGGCGGATGTGTATACGTTCTGCATCTGTTGTATCATCAAACTCTACGATATGGCCAGACTCGCTTTCGTATACGTGATTGAATGGATAAACGGCCGCATAAGTGGATTCTGGTTGAGACCATTCTGAATTGTAGGCTTGTATTTCCGTAACCCTATTGGCCGCATCTATGGCCAAACTTGGATGTGGTTTATTTACATCATTCACGGCCAGACGGTTGACATCTGGTTCATTAATATTCCTAGGATAAACACTTACAGGTACATCTGTATCATTTTCCTTATCCACAATTTCTCCGTCCCGAAGTGTTTTATTTGGACGAATATTTGGATCTGAAAATCCTTTATCTGGTCGGCCATAGTTAACCGGCCTGCCAGGTAAACTACCTAATATAATCGGCTCTTGACGATAATTGCCATCACGGAAGAAACCAAACACCCAACTGCCTTCAAGTAGGCCGGTCGCCGAAGTTCCGATGCCTGATATGCCGCTGGCCGTGATTGGTAAAACACAAAGTGCCCACGGTAAATCGGCCGTTGGTAATGTTTGTTTATTTTCTGTATGATGACCGAGTATTCGTACTCTTAGACGGCCAGTTTTAAGTGGGTCTTGGCGATCTTCAACGACGCCAGAGAACCAGAGAAAACCTCCAAGTCCCATAAAGTTTTCGTTATTCATTGTTTACTTCCGTTAGAGCGCCTGATAATAACACAACGACATACGCTATTTCCGCTCATTTTTAATGGTCTACGCATATTACCCGGCCCATCTAATAAACAATAAAAAGACAAGTACCCCATAGTAAATCCATATCTCACTGGTACAGGCATGCGCTAGCATGACTTTATCTCTTAGTTCTACTAATCTTTCAAATATACTTCGTATCATCTCGGTGACCTTGATTACTTTCTTTTCTTACCACATTTACACAGTTTTATTGAGAAAAGTTTATTCTTTAAATTTCTCAATGCTTCTTTGATATAGATAAAATTAAGTTCACTTATATTCATAGATTCTCCAGTTGTTCTCTATATTTATGGTGGATTATACACTCGGTTGCCAGTGTGCCGGCCATTGGTCTATATACTTTTACATAGCCGTCGGAGCGGGCGGTCTCGGAGTTGTTCTCACTATTATTTAAAGAATTTAGCATAGTTCTCTATGAGTATTTGGTCAAATTCGTAAATATCGATAATGCCCGGATTCTTTCTTTCTTTATCTATAAAGGTATCGTTAATTTCTATAGGATAAGGTACTCGGACGCTGTCTTTCATACACTCTAGTGTCATTATATGTTTTTTCATTTTTAAGTCAATTGAGTGGCGTACGGCAGTAATAAGGTAGCGTCCTGACATATAAGGGTCCATATCTGATGGTTCATTACCATCTCTTGGTTCATAAGACGGCAGTTCAAAAGTAATTAAATCACCTGCTTTTACTGCTGTATAACCATTGACTGTAAGTTCTATACGTAATGATTGAAATGCCAATCTTTGTGAAAGTCTTTGTTGTACTATTTCTTTTACGTTTGCCAATGCGACTTCGTTTCCTTCTTCGGTATAGTGTGTTGCCGTTGTACTCGGCCAGAGGTATAGTGTAGATTCAGGATAATCGGATAATGAAGCACCTTCTCGTATATACTTCGGCAATATACCTTTTTCTGATTCTTTACCACCATCTCTCGTTGTTTCAGTGTGAAAACTTTTAGGGTAATTCAGCTCATAATTAAAATCTGTTTCTTCATAAGTTTTATTTAATTGATTATGTGTAATCATTTTACTTGCATAGACACCGTTTCTTAAATTTTTTAATGTATCAAATTGATCTTTGATTGTATAGTTCATCACAACTTGCATTTCGTTTTTTATATCTTTATTACCTTTGTCATCTGATATATTAGCAGGTTTAGATTTGTACCTTGCAACAACTGGTCTTGCCGTGTTTGCTTCTATTGCTAACATACTTTCTAATGAACGGTAATTAAATCCTGCCACTGTTTCATAGAAGTAATATCCTGCATTATGAAATTTTAAACTGGTTGACAATTGAGATATTTGGTCTATACTATCAAAAGGTCTTAATCGGTTGAATACGTGTTTATGTAAACCAATTGATGGTTCATAGAATAGGTTTTTATTAGAACCTAAAAATGTAGGGTCTTTTATAATGTTTGCCACCATATTAGAATAAGTATCAGTTTGAGCATTTGATACAACTTTTAATTCGTTGTCAATCATTTCTTTACTGCAAAAATTAATTAGATACATTTGAGTTTTAGGATTAACTCTTGTTCTTGCTTGAATTTTGTATATGTACATTGGATGTCCTGACTTTTCAGTAAAGTCGTACATATAGGGGGAACCTGGCGTAAAGAATTTAAATTCTATTCTTTCATTACCTGTTAATGGCAATTTACGAATAATATTTTGTGTGTCTATTAATAGAATATTACCTGATAATGTTTTGTTGTAAATACTTTCATAGATATTAAAATCACCAATCATTGTTTCTATTGAAATTTTTTTAGCTCTATTATCACCTGATTGTGATGAATAAGATACTAATACGACTTCTGATAAAAGATATTGACCAGGTTTTTTTAAAACACTTTCATCTAGGGTATCGAATACACTCATTATACATTTACTAAGTTAGCAAATTCATCTATTAATATAGGTAAATATGCGGCGTTCAATAATTTGATTTGTCTTTTTTGGTCTTGGATTCTTTGTTCGTATTCTCTATTAGTAATAGCAGTCGCACCAGGTTCAGTACTGTTCACTGTAATTTTGTGTGAGTAATCACTCGGTCCATCTCCTTTTATTTTACCACTTAATTGTGTAATTTCATAATGATGTATGTCATCTGGATTTGTATATTTTTCTATCATATAATTTTCAAATTCATATGTTGTAAGTGGCCACCCATAATATCGGTCTGTAATATCATTTGTTAAAAGTATAACCCAATGATATTGACTATTTCCAAAATGTTTTAATGCTGTCATTTCAGGAGTTTCTCCTTCAGGTATATCATATAAATCATATAACGTTGATTCATCTAATACTTTTGACCTAACTTTGACTCTCACCATTAAATCGGTAACGACCTTTTCATTACCATCATTTTTTATATCATATGTGCCTTTAGGAAAATATGAAAAGTACATTAGAAGCCTTCAGCAATTTTTTGTTTAGTCATTATTTCTGTTTCACTAAATGATAATGCCATCTTAGTGTAAATAGGAGCAGCACCTAGTTCATCGCTAGCAAAAGTTGAAAATACACTTTCATCGCCATGTGATAAATCCATTTTTGTTAATACGCATTTACTGATTTTAGGTATATACATATTTTGTTTATCTAAGTACATAAATGTTAATTGAAATTGTGATGGCACTACAAAGTCATTTGTCATACCTAATTCGGGGTGCATATGAAATTTAAATAATGATATAATTTTTCTAGCGGCATCTAATTCACCTCTATTACGTGGTGCAAATTCAAAATCATATTGAAATTCTCTCATTGGTACACCTTCAAAAACCATTTCTAAATTATTATTAAAAGCACGACCTGTTGCCTTTTGTAATGCTGCTTTAAAATCTCCAGCACCTGGTATCATCTGTGTTACCATTTGTGCTATTTCAACACCCATTTTTTGTGCTATCTCAACACCTCTTAATGCTAAATCTGCTGGATTTCCCATGCCTAATATATCACCTAACATTCCTGTTTCTTTACCACTATGAGTTACGTTGTAAGATGTTTTAACCCCTGGCGGCGTGTATAATATAATAGTATCTGCTACACGTATATGTCTTGAACCTAATCCGCCGGCATTTATACCTGAGCTTTGTTTTGTAATTCTGCTTTGACCATTTGAAAATGTTGCTGATTTTCCTGTTGATAATCTATTTTGACTTGTTTGTGCTGCTAAACTATCTTCACCTAATTTTTTAAGACCCGTTGATAACCCACCTTTAACTAAATCTGTTATAGAGCTAGAAATTGTAGTAGTTTCTAATATATCAAATATCATATAATGACCTGTACCTAATTGTTGTACATTGTCAGGATAATATACAACACCAGATTCATATGGATTTTGTTGCATATGAGCACTTGGTTTATTATCACCTAATTCTAATGGAGATTTGTTTAATATTTTGGCTGCAGCGGCATTTGTTTGAATACTATTTTTTGCCTTATCGAATAAACTACCACCTAATCCACCTACAAGACCTGTAAGACCACCTCCAACACCTTGAATATTACTTAAATTCTTTTGAACAATACTAGCTACTTTTCCTAACACGATAAATACCTTATGTGATTAATACTAATATTTATATGATATGAAAGCAAGTTATAAAGGAATTTATAAACCCACTCACCCTAAAAAGTACGCTGGTGACCCAAATAGAATAGTATATCGTTCACTATTAGAAAGGCGTATGATGGTGTATTTGGATAAAAATGATGCTGTTGAATTTTGGGCAAGTGAAGAAATACCTATAATCTATCGTTCACCTATTGATTATCGTATTCATAGATACTATCCAGATTTTATATTCAAGTTAAAAACAGGTAAGAAATTTATGGTTGAAATAAAACCATATCGCCAGTGTTTTCCACCTAAGAAACCAAAGAAACAAAGTCGTTCTTTTGTGAGTGAACAATTAGAA